GGCGGCGGCAACACTCGTATACTGAGGTTGCCAACCTTTGACTGTGGAAGGCGCTGTTAGCACTGCTGACAGTTGGGCCCACCGTGTTAGCGCACGGTGGGTCTGTTTTTTCAGCGTTGCTTTTGCGCCTTTTGGGCTTTCTCCCGCAACCAGCAGTCAACTTCGCTGGTCAACCAGCGACGATTTCTGCCAAGGCTAAAGCCTCGCGGGAGTCCGCCGGACGACATGAGCCGGTACAGCATCGGACGCGAGCAGCGCAATTTCGCCGCAAGTTCTTTTGTGTTCAGCACTTGTTCGCCGAGGGTGGAGTCTGACAAAGCTGATCCTCCGTTTCCAAAAGTAACCAGAAAAAAACATCCACTAAAAGTATCTTACCTAAAAAAACGTGTTCGAAATTCTAGCGGTCGTCGTAACTACAATTTTTCTAGGGTCACCTCCCATTTACATAGTGTACGCCTGTTCACCTACTTGCAGTGAGGGCAGGGAATCTTGCACGGTTACTCCGGTTTTTTTGCCGGGGACATGGCGCGGTCAATCTGCTCCCGGTCAACGACTGGCGACAGGTGGCTGTAGTGTTTGGCAAGAATGTTCAGGTTCACCCAGCCGCCCATTCGCTGGACCAGCACCATTGGCACACCCGAGCGGATCAGGTGAGTGGTTCCGCCATGGCGCAGGCTGTGAAAACACGCCGCACCATCGGCGGTTAATTTCTCGATCTTTGCCGCCTTCAGATCGCTGTTGAAATTCTCGCTAAAATTTCCTTGTCTTGCGCCAGCAAACAGATTACCAGTGGGACATTCTGCCACCAGCCGCTTTAAGTCGGCAGTTAAATGTCCAGGTGCTGGCACCTGTTGTCCTTGCTTGGTCTTGGACAGTTCTGGCCTCAGCATGATGGTCACGCCAGCTGATCCAAATTTTAAATCCTCAGCCTTCAAATTCATTAGGGCAGACCTTCTGGCTATGGTCGCAAACGCCAGCCTGTAAAGCAGAGACCTAGGCCACGGCGAGACTTTCGCCAGGCGTTCAACCTCGTCGATAGTTAAAGGCCTTCGCGCCTTAACAATCTTGGTGCTGTATTTCGGAAACTTCGGGGAGGCAGACAACAGACTACGGTCTGCCATCCACCGAGTAAATAGTTTGAGTGTTTCTAAAATTTTGCCTTTTGTGCCTGGCGCTTTGTCCATCCCAACGAACCACTGCGAAATCCATTCAGATGTAAGCGCACGCAGATCCTGAACTGTGACTAGTTCGAGCTCTGCCAATGCGCGCCGCAGCGCTGGCCGCGTGTTCGCCAGAGTCTTATGGCTGATGCCACTGCTTGCGCGCTCAGCCTCAAACTGCGACACATACTCTGCCAAGGATTTGGTCGTTTCGATCACCGCTGGCAGTTCGCGACCGCTGGCAATATTGTCCTCTTTGATCTGTCGGTTGTGGAGGATGCGTTGCGAGGCCTCTTTGTTCTTCACCAACCTGATTGTCACGATTTGGCCATTCGCCAGGCGAACTTGGCCATGCCAATCCTTTGAGGGAATTCGAGCGCGGCCGCCCTTGCTCAACGGGAACCAAGTCATCTTGCCGTCGTGCATTAGGCAAACCTCTGTTTTGCCTTTAACAACTCTGGTTTTTGAGCCGGCTGGGACAGGCCGGGTGTAGGTAGGTTTGTGCATGGGATCTTGCTTTTTTCTCGTGATGCTGGGTGTTAGACCCGTTTACGCTGGTACACACTACATTACAAGAAAACGAAAATCAAATGCAAGAGCATCAGTATTTTGCCTGAAAATCACATACTAAATCCTCGCTACCCGAGGAATTATTCGTCAAAATTGCAGGGAAAATTAAATGTTTTTTTCTTGTCTTGTGATTTTCTTGTGATTTGTGGTGAGACATTTATAAACACAGGAAAACAAAAAGCTACGGTTTCAGGCCGGAGGTTGTAGTTATTTTTGTTTTGCCGGCCTGCCTGGTGGCCGGTCTTCTATCAGCGACAAGTCGTCTGGTTTGACCAGGTGAATCCTACCGATGCGCTGCGATGGCAGACGACCAGATTTTATCAACGCCACAACCCGGCGGGATGAGATCCCTAGCCGGGTGGCGGCTTCGGTGGTACTGATGAGGTTCACAGGCCAGCGGCCTCCGCGCTCAGTGCGGCCAGTTCATGCGTTTTTGCTGGCACTACGGCTCCTTGCTGGTTCATCCAGTCGTAGTAGGCCTGCTCGGACATGGTTTTGATTTCATCCGACCAGTCCCAAAACATCTCGGGGATAATCTCGGACCAGTCAATCTGTTCAGCGTCCCAAGCGGCATAAACGCGAGCAGCAGCTAAACCGCATGGCGTTGAGTTGTCGGTATAAACGGTCTCGCCGTGGGCCTTAACTGTTGCCGTGCGATCCTCTAGCCCTTCTAGCACGAGCTTGCCATAACACTCCGCTGCTGTCTCTGCCATGGTTACAAACTCTGCGTTGGCGCGCTTTGGATCTAGCGTATAGGTAACCAAGCCCGCATCCTCGTCGCATGCGTCGATAGCGTTGCCAAGCATGGCGTCATCCACACCGTCACCATCTACCTCGTTACCCGCAATCGTTAGGCCGGCTACAGACTCGTCCATGCGTGGTCGGAGATTGCTGCGGACATAATCGATAGCGGCTTTACCGGTCAGCTTGATGGTATTCATTTTTGTTTCCCTGTGTTGAGTCGTCAGTTTTCTAACCTGACTGAATCAATCTATTCCATCATCGGAATAGATTCAAGGGTAAGTTAAATATTTTTTACCCAACCACAATTCCCCAATGGCTGTAGCGCGTGCCGAGCCGGTCCACGTCATGCCAGCGTTTATCGAACCTGCGAGGTGTCTCGGCTATAGGTCCACGGCTTGGGCACTGGAAATGCAGCCGCCGGTCCTTCTGGCCTCCGCAGACCATGTAGTGACCTATTGGCTCGGTGCTGCAAGTGGCCAACACGATGACTGGTCTCTTTGTCCTGGTGAACCAAGACAGGTCGGCTAGCGTCATGGTGCCGCTAATGACCGGCAGTCCTGAAATACGCATGGCCGATTCGATTGCTCGGGGATCGGTCCCGTCGATTTCTGTGGTTAGTGTGTTTTTTCTTGCGACCTTGAAATAGTGCCAGACGATGCGGCAGCATACCGAGCCGCAGTCGTAGTCGTGCTGTTGGCGCAAGTCCGGCAACTGAATCACGGCGCAATTGCCTGCGGCGAAATGTGCAAACTTCCATCAGATTTTCCTAAACGTCGGCAATTGAACTGGAGAATCCAGCCACCGAGCGGACGAGCCGCTCGACCTTTCTCAGCGTGCCAGCCGTCGATTTCATCTTTGTAGGTCGAACACCTGATAAATAACTGCTTTTGTTTCCAGAGTTTCCCCACACCGGAAACACCGAGCATAATGTTCTCGTCATAGTTCCGGCGGTGGATGTGACCGCTGACATAGATATCCGCGCTGTACATGCTTCTAATACGGTTTTGATCGATAAAACCGCGTGTCACTTCCGCCCCACCTCCACTGCCATGGGTAAAATGCAACAATACTTGTCCTTTATGGTTTGATTTTTGATTGATTTGGATTTGAACGAATCCCCAGTATCCAGCCTCAAGTGCTGTTCCGCCCATCTGGGTGAGGCCTTCGACAAACCGGGAGATCAGATTGGTATCGTGCCTTTTGGCAACCGAGGTTTCATGGTTGCCAGGTGCGACGATTGCGAGAATGGATTTGTATGGCTTGAACCATTCGAGCGCGGTACTGATCACGCTGTCGAAATATCTGCCGCCTCGATGCTCTTCGCGCAAACTTTCTTGACTGCTTCGAGGATCCCACCGGCCTTGCATCACATCGAATAGATCACCAGCGATTAGAACCGGCATGTTTCTCGATAGTGCGAGGTCCATGTGTTCCTTGAGAAGCGCCAAATCGCACTGCGCCGAGTCCCAGTGCAGGTCGGTTAGGACCAGCATTTCGGGAACATCTTTGCTGGAACTATCGATACCGAATGAGATCTTGTGAACCTTGTCATCTTGCTTCGACGCAGACCAGTTGATCGGCATGGGGACTCCATTCCTTTAGGGACGAGAGCGAACCTTGGCCAGCCACGCGTTCGCATCCTCGCGCACGCTTTGGTTGTGGCTCGACCAGTCGAACAGGTGACCGAATGCAAGGTGACAGGTATCACCGCACAGGGTGAGAAGATTGGCTGGGTCTAGTTCGAGATCTCGGTCTAGGTGAAATGGGATCACATGATGGACTTCGAGGTCTTTGGACCGTCCGCACGCGGCGCAGGATCCAAATTTACTGAGATGCTTTGACCGCGCGGATTTCCAGCCGGGTGAGCGTGGAACTCCCAGCCACATTTCCAACTCTGGCTGGAAGATCTTGCGCCAGTTGATCACTTGCTTAGCCGGTTGATGAGCAGGCCAATTGCCCACTGCGCCAGTAGCACCCACGGAATTGGCAAGAATTGCTTGATCTCGTCTGGTGCTTCCGCCTGGCTGATTGCAGACTCTAGAGCGGTTTCAGGATCGAATGCCTCGCCTGTGTCCATGCTGGGAGCAGGCACAGCGATTTGAGCGCCGTAGAGCGCAACCGTTGCGGCAGCGGCCAACACATCGCGTCCCCATGGAGTCTTCTGGCGTGCGAAGTCCAGAAGGATTTTCAGGGAATTGATTGGCAGTTCGTTAGGAAGTTGGATCGGGTCAAACATAGGACACCTCTCTAAAACTGGGTAGTGACAACCTCAAAACTTGATTCATCAACTGCGGTGTATGCGCCTGCGCCAGCAAAATTAAAATAATGGGTGCCACTGGCACCAACTAAATAGTCGTAATAGAAAACACCGGTAGAACTGCGGACAATTGTTCCCGGGTAGTTGTAGGTGGTTGTCGTGCCTGCGGGGTTTTTCACCTTGAGAACTACGGTTGTTGGATCAGCCAGCACGCTGGCCAAGTCTTTGAAAGTCGCCTGTAGCCGAACAAGGTCGCCGACATTGTAACTGTAGGTGCCAGTGTTGGAGTTGTACGGCATATGCTAACCTCCGAGAATCGCAGTGGTGATAGTGGTAGTCTCGGTGACAGTCATGGTCAATTGAGTGGATTTGCCTATTACGGCAGTCACAATAATGGCAGGCTCAGCCGTACTAACAGAACCACCAGCCAACAGCCCATACCCAGCCAGTGCAAAATTCAGCCGGTCGGTAAGCCTGCGAGTTGGCAAGGCTTTAGCCGCGCTGTCAACCGAACCACCCAGGCTGGTGGACTGTGACAGGCAGAGATTCAGCTTGCTTGTGTAGCTCATGCCCACACCTGATTGGGTACGGCTGGGTTCTCTGGGTCACGCTCGACGATAAATGGCAGAATCTCGGCTGGTAGCTCAATTTCTACCAGGCTCCTAACCATAACCCACCATTTGCCATCACCAGCCATAACCGGAACAAGCTCACCGCTTGGCCCTTCCGTGGTTTCTCCGGTAGGCTTGTAGTGTTCACCGATCACACAGATGGCCAGATCCAGTGTGGCTTGAGTGGTTTGCCACTCTCCGGTATCTGGGTCTTGTGTGGAATAGCCCAAGCCCTGGCCAATCTGCGCGGCCACCAACTGGCTGGGAAACTTTAGGAGTACATCAATCATGTGGACAGCTCCTGAAGCTTGGCATTGGTTAGACGGGTCGGGTAGTAGCGTAGGCGGGAGATGTGGCCGCAAAGAAAATATAAAGAATCTTGCATACCAATATTTAGCCTATTTATGCCAACAGGAACAATAACGCTGCTGTCCGTTTGTACTGCTCCACCATTGAAAGATGCTGCGAAGTCGTTAACTTTCCATCCAGTCGCAGATTTCGCCATTACTCCGCCAGCCAAGCTAGTTACAAATGCAGCGGCTTGCTGCGTCCCGGTTGAATAAACAGTAGAAATGTCGATATAAGAGCCTCCGCCGGGCGTTGCAGCAAAATGGCCAATATAGCTGGTTGATCCGTTAGTTAAAGACAATGTCCATCTGTTAGTATTTCCTGCGTTATGATCGGCAAGCCTGTCGAACTCAACAGCGTAACTCCCCTCACTCGCATTCCAGAAACTACTAAAATTCGTCCCAGTTATCTGACAAACATCTGCTGATCGTGTCACCGCTGCTGTGGTGGTTGGGATGTAGCTGGTGGGGAAGGATCCGGTTTCAACTTGTGCCCCAAAGATGTAAATTCCCTTACCAACCTCACCTAAATAGCTGCCGTTATTATCGCCGTTCGCTGTGTAAAATTGAGCATAATCTGCACCGGCAGACCTTGTAATACTGCACCTATACCATCCGTTTCCTATTGGCGTTATTGTTGCTGTGTTTCCTGCTGCATTAGTCCCTACTGTTCCGTTGGAAAGATTAAACCAAGTAGGAAAATTTGTAGTTGAATTATAAGATAAAAATTGCAACCAGCTCCGCTCGCCAGCTTTTGCATAAATTGACCAAGTACACGCACCGCCTGGGATCGTTAATGTTTGGTAAATACCATGTGCATGAGTAGTGGTAGCCAGTTCATTCATTTTCCAAGCGTTATTTGTCCCGTCTGGTGATGTGCCAGAATTTGCGACAACTGCTCCATCAAGTAATACCCAAGTGGTACTGAATGAGTTTGACTGCCGAAGATTATTCGTCCGCTGCTCCTCAACCAACAACCCTTTACTCACCCAGCTAGACCCGTTGTAGACATGATTGAAACGGGGAGCGTTTACTGCTGCTGAGGACAGCACACCTGACGAAGTGAAATATGTGCCAGTCGATGCCCGGCTAAATGATGGCGTAGGACCATAGGCCGCTGGCAAAGACCTATCTGTAGCCCAATCTAGATCTAAGGCTGGCAAAGGATCTTGGATAGACCTAGCCCTTTTAGCGCCCGTCAAACCAGCAGAAATACCCACGCCTATCATGCTGTGCCCTCTGTTGGTTCCGATGCTAAGTAGGTCCAGCATGTCAGTACCAATTAACCAAGTTGGTGGCAGTGGTGCCTGTTGCCTTCACTCGGCTCACCCGAATTGGCAGCACCTCGCCGTTGTACACCGTGTAGGTCACATCTGATCCGCCACCCGCTGGAGTAACCACCAGAGTGCCGCCTACGCCAACTCGGATGGCTCGTGAGTTAAACGCCAGATCCGTGCTGTCTGATGGCGTGATGGCCACCTGATTATCCGCTGGGCTCGTCAAACCTTCTACAAAACTGCTGTGCTGATCACCCATCTTAGTACTCCTCGATTACTGCTAGTACATCCGTTTGCTTTGCTGCCGTCATTGTTGCCAAACAGCCAACCTTTAAAATGTGGCCATTTTTTAGCGGCAAAATGCTCCTGCTATTTAAATCCCTTGGCAGCCCAGGCAGCAGGCTAGACCCCAGAATATCCACGCTAGCCACCGCGCCATCTGTGCCGCTGGCCAATGCCACCCGCACTGTGCCAAGCAGGAAATCAGTAGTGCCGTCACTGATGGCAACCTTCAGGTTTACCGCGCTGGTGTCTGTGGTGGTAACTGTGAGGCTTTTAACCACGGCATCATCTGTGCTGGCTGTGTACAGGGTTACAAACGATGTGGTGTCTGTGCTGGTTAGGCGCTTGCCTAGCACATTGATTTCTTGGGTGAAATTTAGATTGGTACTCTTAGCCATTCTTCCTCCTAATTTTGAACTTTAATCGGATCATTCATCGTGACTGCAAAAGTTCCCGCGCTGCTGCTAATGTCTGCGCCAAAATCGATGTAGCAGACCAATTCGTCGGCGCTCGATGCGCCGCTTCTGCTCCTGTAGATCACCGCGCCGCGTGCAGTGATTGTGCTGGTCGTCCAACTTGTGATGCTGAATGTTATTTCCACATCATTGTTTGTGTTGTCCACTGCGGCAACTGTGCAGGTTGCAGCGTTACCGCCTGCGGTGTATCCGGTTCCAGAGACTTCGTTGGTGATGTCGTCGCGCTTATCGTGCGCTTTGTCTGCGGTGTAACTACTGGTAACCAGCAGGCATTTAAATGTGTTGGAGGCACAGTTAATTGAACCCGTGAACGAGTCGTAATAAAACGAGTTGTACACGAGACTCGCCATTATTCTTTATCCTGTTTTTTAAACTGTCCACCTTGGATCATGTCGGTGATGCGCTCAATCTCGGTGCCAAGTTGCTGCTGAGTTTTAGCCAGGACAGCAAGCGTGCTTTCCAGTGAATGCAAAAATGCAAAATGTCGATCACGCAGTGGAACAATTAGCTCACGTGCAATCCAAGAACAGCACTGCCAAAACGCGTAGCCGGCTACACAGAGTCCCATGGTTGGCAAACCAAACTCCCTGATGAATTGAATGGCATCCATTGCGGTCCTCAGATCAGCCAGTTAATGGAACGAGCCGGGAACCCGGTGAACTTTGAGAATGCGAACGAGTCCCGCTGTTTCAGCATTCCATCAGCTACCTCGGCATCCACCCACCAACCGGATGCCGGCGCGTCTGGGTGTGATTTTGGACCGGTCGTGCTGCTAAATCCCCAACTGTTGACAATAAACAAACCCGGTCGCTTTCCGGTCTTCCTGTAGCCTATGAACGACATCGAGTGGCCCCATCTACCACTCGGTGCGGCAAAGCCTTCGGGGTCGCGTTTCAGGCCGAATCCTCGATTGCTGGCGACCTGTATCCCATAGCCTTGGCCAAGTGCTGACACCGCATCGCTGAACGATGTAATCAGTGTGCAGTTGCCGATTGGGTGCCGTTTGGCGATGTCCTCGATCTCAGTCGGTACGCCTTTTTTGCCCCAGTCACGGCAGCGCGCTTGGTCGTATTTGGCCAGATCGTAGGATCCATAAATCCCCTGCGCTATAACTCCCCAGCGCCTCACCCACTCTGCCGCCCAAGCGCCGATAGAACCATCACCGGAAATTTTTCCGCCGCCAATCTCGACGCGGGAACCACCATAGATCGCTTCGAAGCAGGGAATGCGTGTTTCCTCTGGATCACCTGCGATTATTTCGCCTGCCTGCGTGAGCATTAGCGCGTGACTGGTTCCAAACGAAACGCAGGAGCCGACAGAACCCTGAGACAGTTCAGGCCATGCCGTGCCGCTGGCCTTTTGCCATGCCTGCCATCCCAACACCTCGTCGGGTAGGCTGGCTTCGTCCACTGCGCTGGCTGGCGTGTCTCCCCATGTTGGCATAGGTAGACCGGAGACCACCGCATCGACTGCTGCGGGATCCTCGATCCAACCAAAATTTTCATCGACCTCAGCCATGTTTTCACCGCGCCAAGGTATTTAGGATTAGGCTGATCCGGCGGCACTGCGCGGCACATCTTGCGCCGAGTCCCCCCGCCAGGTTGGCCGCCGGATCAGTTCCCAGTGCGCTGGACAATTCGTCAGCTATGCGCTGCCTGACCGTCATCAGCTTGTTGCCGATGCCTGCTTGCTGGCTGAGTAGTCGAAGCGCACCAGTCCATGCGCCAAGCGTTGCGTGCTGGCCGGCCATCACTTCCCCTTGGCGGTAGAGTTCCGCCAGTGTCTTTAGGCTGTTCTGTTGGTCTGATTCCTGCAAACCGCCAACGATGCTGGCCAGTGCTTGGTACAGCGGATCCTTGGTTATATCGTCCGGTGTTGGAACTGGTGGCACTGGTGGCACAGGTGCAGGCAGATCACCAGCGATGATATCGGTGGTGGCGTACTCGGGCACATCTCCAGACGCGGTGACAAATGTGAGTCGGTATTTCCCTGGTGTGTAGCAGATCACCCGGAATGAAAGTTTGCCGTTGGCGGCGACCTCTTGGAATGCGTCACAGTCGCCGGCTGGTGGGATCAGGATTGTGTTTTTGCCGGTAGAAACCACCTCGACGCGCGCCAATCGGTTGCACGGCGTGCGCACCTCCGGCGGTGCCTTGATATCAGCGAACAGCAGGAAAAGTATGGCGGGTGTCATACCTCAAATTTAAATAACCCGGCGAACTCAGACACCTTTAGCCATCCAGTCTGGACAGGTCGAACAGATGGCCTCACTGGATTTAGCATGGCCAATCTTTCGGCATTGGCCATGGATAGCACACGAACGCAGCACCGCCACGCCGCATCCGCAGGTTGTTGGATCCTCGATGGCTTCGCCCAAGTGAACGCATGGCGTGGTGGTTCGGGTGATCCATAGCTTGCGAAATGCTGGATCAATGCCGTTGCCGCCCCAGAGGCGGTTGTATTCCGGGTTGGTGAGGTAGAGGTAGCACACCCGGCATTCGCAGGCGGTTGGGTTGAGTGGGCAGGGTTTGGTGTTCATTTTAGAAAGTGACCGTAGCTGTCACATCTGCAATGACATTTCCTTTGGTAATATTTGGAATTCCAATGATTGTTCTGTATGAGACATAATAAATTTCGCCCGAATAAGTCAATGAAAATGGCGAACAAGAATGGGATGTTGGAGCAACTGGAGTTGGAAAATAAAAATTTAAACTCGGACCTGTTGGAACAACTCCAATTGTAAGAGTGATGTTGTCATAACTGTATCCACCACCTGAATAAAACGGGGCTTGAATTCCAAACCAAGTTGGCCCATTTGCGTAGGTGTAGCTTTGGTATCCAGAACTTGCAAAAGCTTTAGGTGGGTAAGAATTATCAAAACTAATGTGTGTACCTCTATAACTAGGATTTTGACAGCTTGACGGGTAGCAAAAAGACGGCGAGTATCCCAGCTCATCAACCAGAGCTAGGCCATTGTAGTAATTGCAGTTGCCCACAATGCTTGATGGCCAGCTTAAATTACTGGTGCCTTTTACCGATACAGTTTTTGTTCCCAAATAGGAATAGGCTGCCCTAGGTGTCGATGTGTAGGTGATAGTTAATTCGATTGGCGCACTTGTATCTGCTAGACCAGGACAATAACCGCTTGGCCCAAACAAACTTAAAAGGTGGCCACCGCATGAGCAGCAATTTGAACAGGTAAGGGTTGCTGTGCTGGAACCGGTTGAAGTTGTTGCCGTTGCTCCACCAGTAGTTCCGCTGGAACTATAGCTGGTAAAAGATCCGCCACCGCTAGTAACTGTTGCTCCAGCGGTCGCGGTTCCGCTCGGCTGAGACACCGTCGCCGTTGTCGGTGAAAACGGTTCAGCGATTGCCGTTGCGGATGCTGCCATTAGGTAGACCTACCGCCGGGAATGTGTAGCGTTTTCTTAGTGACCGTCAGCACTCCAGAAACACAGGTGATGTCGGTCACCACCTGAATTGACAGGATCGGTCCTGAACTTGTGACGTAAACATCTTTGGTGGTCGTCCCACTGATCAGCTTCGTGTACATGTATTTGCCGATGTATTTGCCGTTTGGCAGGGTTTTTCCGTCAGGTTCACGAATGATGATTTCGGTGTAGTCCGTGCGCCATTCGTTGGCGGTGTTATCCCACCAGACGATCTTGCCGGTGTGATCACCTGCCGGCGTGGTTGTTCCTGTGACCTGGACAAAGTCGATGCCGTCACCCGGTTGGCTGATAAAGGTTTCATCACCTCCGCCAAATCTGGGTGCCAGTCTGCCGCCCTCGAATGCGCGCAGCATGGTGGCCAGCCGTTCGGCTGATTCGCTGGATAGGGAAAACCCGACTTCCGGTGGCATTAGAGCGGACTCGGAAAGGTTGTTGATGCGACCACATCAAAAGACAATTGCGCAGCGTTGTCGGTCCAGACTCCAGCCGCTTCGGTGTTTTCAGCTACAAATCCTTGAGCATCCAAGCCGACAGGCTGGGTGATGTATTTGCCATTCTTTTTGATCGGACCTTTGACGGTGGTCTGGTTGCCGGCAGCGTCTCTTGCATATTGTTTGGCTTCGAGTCCGACCGACCGCAAATCCCAAGTCCAACTGTAACGCACTTCAAAATTGATTGACCATCGCCAGTAGGAAACACCTTCCTCGTAGACCAAATTTGCTGAAATCCCACGCAGTCTTGCCCGCTTAGCAGCGATTATCCAACTGCCTATTGTCAGTGTGTTGGTGTTAATTTTTCCAAGTGCGGAAACCCAGCCGTCACCCGGCGCACTGGTGCTGTTTAAACCAATAGTGATGGCGATGGCTGGGATGTCAATCATGTAGGGAGGAGAGATAGGATCGCCAGCCGTGTTCACGATTGGCTCGTCTGTGACCACATCTTTTTCAACCACACGTTGGCCGACATTGATCGTCTGGAATGTGTAGTCTCTTGGTCTCGAAAGCGGATTGGAAACCCTGCTGGCTGGTGGCTGGCCCTTCTGCTGGGTGTCGATTTGCGGATTACCGGTGGCCATCATTCCACCACCGCCACCACCGCCGCCGCCACCTCCACCACCTACCCAAGCATCCATGGCGTAGGCATATTGAGCGGTTACGATCCAAGCCAGCGGATTGTCGCTGTCCTGAACCGGACTTAGTGAAACGCAAAACGCTTTGGCATCTTCTGGATAAACGCTGAATATTAACGGCAGGCTGGGATGGCTGCCGGCGTAAAACGGACCAGCCGTCGCATCGTCGGTGATGATGCGGAATTGCCGTGTGTACTGGCGTTGAAAACTGGAATTGACCGAGCCGGATTTGCCAGCCAATTCTTTAAAGCTGACATATGCCATTTACAATCCCTTTCCAAATTCCAGCAGTCCTGGCAAAAATCTAGTAGCGCTTGCCTCAATACCTCGCGCAACCTCACCCAAAATGAAAACCATCTTGTCGGAATTCTCGGCGATCTTTTCTTGCGGGTTGTTTCCCTGGGAACTGAAGCGGTCACGCATCCGGCTTTCCCACTCTGCCGCCGATCCGCGTTCCAGTGCTGCCGCAAAGATGTTTTCTGGTGCCGCTTGGTCTTTGCCCATACCTAGGCGCGGCTTTCTTTCTGCACCTTTAGCCGCCTCCAGATTGCCTTGGAGATTGCCAAGACTTGCCGCAAAGTTTTCTAATCCGGCCTGAAAGTTTGCCAGCCCGCCGCCGGCATTGTCATTGAATTGCTGAGCGTTACCGCGCATCGCCTCGTTGAATTCTTTGCGGTTTCGCAATCCGAGATCTAGTAAAACCTCGTTCCATGCCTGATTAAGAGCGCCCGGGTTGGTTATTTTTCGTAGCTCATCGATGCCTTTGGCAATGCCTTCGACGAAATACTTCACGCCACCTGTAAGCGCTTTGGCAATATCTATGGTGTAATCCCGAACAACCTTAAAGACATTTTGCAGAAATTCAAAATTGCCATCATCGTCTTGAACCCAACCAAATGCCTTGGCAATTTCCTCGGCAGTGACGGCTAAACCTTCAAACACGCCACGCATGATCGCCAAGCCTTCTTTGATCACGCCTTCAAATGGTTCAGCCAGGCGAACAATTAGGTTGTCCCACGACTCAGACAAAAGCGCCATCTGGCCTGTCATTGAGCCTAGCCATTTAGGCTCTTGCATCAGCGAACCTTGGTCGGCCACCTGGCTAAATTGTAGTTCTTCATTGGCCAATAATGCGTCTCTAGCGCTACTGGCTAGATTTCGCATCATCCCAACCGCGCCTGCGCCAGCCGCCGCAAACATTCCAAACTTAAATGCGCCAAGTACCGAACCCAATCCCGCGCCAATCTGGCTAACGGTGGACATCCGTTTGCCAAAGTCCTCGACCTTGTCAGCGATCTTGTTCAGTCCGCTTTCGGCTCGTGAGCCGTCTAGCGCGACCGATATCGCCAGATTGGAAATCGATTCAGCCATCGGACCTTTCCACTGGTTTGGCACCTAGCGACAAAAGCGCCAGGCGCATTTCCTCGGGTGTCACCTGCCGCACGTCGTCAGCAGGTCTCGTCGTCCACCATGGCAGCGATATTCGTCGTGCCGTCTCCGCTGGATCCTTCAAGTGCGCTGCCATCACCGAATAAGACCAGCCGAGCGTTGCGAGTGTATCCAGCCTGTATGGTCCCCATGGTTCTTGCTGCGCAAGCGCTATCCAATCGTTTAGCTCGTTAGCTCCCAGCGTCGATTCAAGTTCTGCGACTGTCCGTCCCAAGTGACCGGCCAGCGCCAGCATGAAGCGCCGCTGGGCGCTTAGTTTTTTTCCGGTGTTCCGCCTAGGCCGGACAACTGCTGTGCTTTTGCCGCAATCGTTTCCATGACATGCAGCGGGAATGATTTACCGATTAGGTCGGTATCTGATGGATTGAAGATCTGCTGGCCTTTTTCATCGACGATGACTTTGGCCAGCATCGGCAAAACCAAAGACTCGAACTTTTGGCCATCGCTGATTTTCTCGCGAAACTCCAGCGCTTCGCCTGCGGAAAGCTCGCGGACATAGACGAAATCATTTAGCTCTGGGATCTCGACGCGCTCGCGTTTGAGCAGAGCGTATGGCTTGAAACTGTCGCGGGTCAGCACAAAGCCTCCTAAAGTTGGAACGTGATGGTGTATGTAATTAGACCGGAAGTGCTGGACAGATCGATTCCGGTAACGCTGGTGAGTTTCACGCCAGTAAATTCAAGCAGCGGTGTTGCAGGCAAATACGGCATTTCGAAACGAATGTCGTAGCTACTGGCATTGGTCAGGCCGACGCGCCAACCGCTGTAGGTATTACTGGCGGTTGCCGTGTCCTCTAGATGCATCGTGATTGAAACGGTGCCGGGATCGACTCTGCCGATGTATTTTGACAAGGTCATTTCGCTGGCGGCGGTGTTGTCGCTGAATGACCTGGTGATTGTGCTGCCGGTCAGACCAAGCACATATGGCAACTCGACATAGGATCCCACACCGCTAGCGCGGGTGTAAATCTTGGTGCCTGCTGCCATAACTGCGCTTGGCATGTTTTAGGCGGTCAGCGTTAGGGTTGCTGTGTAGGTAACCGTCGTATCGTTGGCACCTAATTCTGGCGTGGTTAGCTCGCTGATAAAACCACTAAAGGTATACAGCGGTGTAGAATCAAAAGCGCCAGGCATGTTCACCGTGACCGTGATTAGTGTGCCGGCAACCAGGATGGTGTTCAGGCCTGTCCATTCGTTGGTTGCGGTTGCCGTGTCCTGTAGCTGAAACGTGAACTGGACGGTGCCGGGATCGGTCCGCACAGGCCGGCGTTTCATGGTGGTTTCACTTAACAAAGTAATATCGGCCACGGCTCTTTGTTTGGTGTTGCCACCAATGGCGGTCAGTCCGGTCATGGTGACGGATGAGCCGCCAGCAACCGGCACATAGGCCGCCGTTGTGCCAACGGCAAACACTGGATCTGGCATGGAATCACCTCCTTAGATATACGCACCATCTACTTGTAAATTAACCAACCGAATGGACTCATCGGATCCGTCGAGTATCACCTCGGATACATCCGACTGGCTAATCACCCGCCAGAAAAAGATTTTTGGATTGGTTAGGCCAACCCAAGTTCCCTGTTCCAACTGGGTGCGTAGCCATGCGGTCACAGACTCGCATTCGCTGCGAGTCTCAGCAGTCACGACTAAGTTCACGCTGGCTTGCCGTGCAACTGTTGTTCCATCGAGGCGCAAAACCGGTGTATCTTCGCTGCCGGTGTACACGATGAATGGCAGAGTTGAACCGGCTGGCGCAATCTCTGGCGAAATACCACCAGGGATAGTTGCGGCATAACCAGTTTGTCCGGTCAAATACGTTCGGATAGCCTTGCCGAATACGGACATGGTTCTCTCCTATCGTGAAGCCAACAGCTTAGCGACTTGGTCACGCAGTTTGTTTCTCACCAGTGTTCTAACTTGGCCTTGAGTTGCTGCGAATGCTGGCCGCATGAACGGGTAAGGTTTCACGCTCTTGCCAGTGTTTGCTCCACGAACCTTCAGGATGTGACCTTTCTCAAGCCACCAGGCATATTGTTTGGGATCGTGCGTTACCAGTTTGTTTATAAATGGATTCCATGCTGTGACCTTGTAGCCAGAGCGCGGTCCGACAATGCACAGCACCCTGCCGCTCGATGTTCGTTTCCACTTGGCGTTTTTCCATTCTGCACCGCTGGCCATGCCACGCGGGTTGATACCGCTACCGCCAATCACCCGGCCATCCGCTGCCGAGCGCGCAACCGATTGAGGTTTGGCCATGTGAACCTTGACACCGATGGACCGTGCCAAAGCGCCGGTCTGGCCAACTTCCGTGACCGTGTTATTGCGTGTGCCAAATGCGCCTTTGGTTGTGACTGCAAATCGCAGCAACTCGCGCTCTTCCGGTGTGCTGATCATTTTTCTAATTTGTTCAACAGAGTAGGTGCGCTTTTTAACCGTGACCAATTTCCTTGGCCTGCCGCGTTTAGGCTGTTCCGGTTTGGCCTGCTGAATCGCCTTCGGCTTTTCTGGTTTAACCGCCGGTGGTTTGGGTTTGCGTTTGATCCTGATGCCGAACTCGTTGAACACCTCGCGCATCAGCTTGTCAGCATCTTTGCGCACCGCCTTGGAAATTTTGTTGCCGTATTTGCTGGCCACTTTCATGGCGCGGCGGCTGGCCTTTCTGGCAATTGCGGAGTGTGGCTTCAGGATCTTTTTAAGTTTTTTCTGATACTGCTGCGCCTCTTTGCCGGCGGCGGCTATGAATTTAGACAGGCGACTTGGTTTGCCAGCCGCCTTCAAGCGGTTAATGCCTACACGCGCCTTGATGCTCGACC